TACCGGCGGTATCGTTGTAGAAGGTGTACTAAATCCACAAAATTATCCCGTTAGCCCGTCAGATATTTCTTGGTCTGGATTACAAGGATCAGCACAAGGTGGCCAACCAAGTTTTAGTCAAATCGCACCTGGCGGTTCGGTAGTCTGGAGTTCAGCAGGCAGTACTTCTGCTACAGCTACTACATTAACATTTCCTACAGGATCTATTACAGCCAGAGCATTAAGTTGGCGTAGTAACAGAAGCCTTCAAAACAATGAAAATTATTTTGCGATTACAGAATCTGATAGGAATACATATATAAGTCAAGGACTAGCAGTGGGTGACAGAATTAGTGGTACTGGTATTCCGGCTAATGCTACTATCACACAAATAAGTTTCTGGTACAATGACGGTGTATTAGGGCCTCTTTGGTTCGTAGCAATGAATCAAAATGCTAATCAAAACGTAGCTGGTAATTCTACGTTAACTGTAACTAAAGCTTACAATACTACTAATACATCTGTGTTGTTCTTCCAAAGCGCAAGTTGGGTTTCTTCTGGAGCAACAACTGGTACTGAAGTAGACGATAATACAAAATACCCAGGCGGTACTTTTGTGAGCAGTGCTAATGTTCAAAATTATTTTGGCACATCCTACTATCGTGTAACATTTAATCAGTCTAGTATTGGCTCAGCTTTTGTTCCTGGAACTACCACACTACAGTTTAAATTTGGTATTCCGCCTTATGCGCAGCCTGGAGAAACTGTATTTTCATTCGTTGCTGGTCCGGGAACAACTAGTGTACTAGACTTAAGCGAACTTAAAGAACTTACAAATACCACACTAGGCGGAAGAGGAACTTATCCTAACGGACCTGATGTACTAGCTATTAATGTGTATAAGGTAACCGGAGCAGCGATTAATTCTAATATTGTTTTACGTTGGGGCGAAGCTCAAGCTTAAAGACTGTCGATAATGTCAGTTATAGTTTGGATCTTAGTTTGTATAATTTTATTACGCAGACTAAGATCCAATGCTTTGTGTAAAGGTTTAGGTGGTGAGGTGATAGTAAACCACCCCCAAGAACTGTGCTCATTACTTAATAGAGGCACAAATTCTGTAGGTACTACACAAAAAAATGTATGAAAATTGAACATACTGTCATTACTGACAAAACGTTCTAAAGGAATAGTTTTTTTTATTTCTGGAAGGTATCCAAGTTCTTCTTCAATTTCTCGTTGAAGCCCTTGCCAAGCAGTTTCTCCAGATTGATTCGTACCACCAACTAACCCCCAATGACCCGAATGTTTGCCTGTATTTTTTTGAAGTAATAAAAATCGACGTGTGTCTTTCGAGCAAATCAACGCACCAGAACAGTCTACTAATTCTATAGCTCTAGTCTCCATTGTCCCTTCTTATATTCGCCTTCAAATGATTTAACCCAGCTTACACCGTTCCATTTATACTGTGTTAGTGTATACATATTTGTCTGATAAAGCAACTGGTCTGAGCTTTCTTTTGCTGAAAATACTATATGCCATTTAGATCCATCCCACTCAATAATGTCATTAGCATCTGCTATAAAATCGCTGTTATCGGAATTTTTCCAAGCATCTGGACCGTCTTGATTTAAATTTAATTTGTAAGTTACTGTACTGCCAATCGGAATAGCTGTTGGGGTAACTAGATAGTATATACCGTTGTTATCTGTTCCGCTGGCTGAGGTAAAAGTACCGTCTACATAAAGTTCGTGACTGTTAACTAAATCAAATTCTATACCTGTGTTTATTCTTTTAGAGCTATTACTAGTTACAAAAGTATCTATGACACCTCCACCAATACTTTCTAAAATTAGATACCTAGTTCCTATATCAGGATCTAAGCCCGAGCCATTAGGACCATTTTTTGTTGGATCAATTATAGCATCAAACGATCCCCAACTAGTCGACAATCTACTAGGACCTTCTATCATATCATTAGTTGGAAAAGTATCCTCGTCCCAGTTTGAAACCATTATAGTTTCATCTAATGGATTTAAACTTAGATATCCTACTACCTCACTACCATCAAATTGTAGTAAGTAAAGTTTACTTAACCCTGCTTGATATTTTCCTGGACTTTGATCTAGTATCACTCGCCAATTTAACCAAGGACCTGTAGTTCCTCTGTTGGTAATTTTAACATTGGCTTGTTCTACTAAAATATCGAAGTTTCCAATAGTAACTTTATCTTGAGACATTACATCACTAAATGTAACCGACCCGGTACCTAAATCCATTCCGAGTCCTTCGATATACGAAAGGTCTCCAGAAATACCGCCAAACACACTAGATACTACCTTAGTAATTACTCCTAGTTTTTTTACTTTGATAGGAGGACTTAGATAGATAGGTGTTTTTAAATTTAATGTAGCAATATCTATTGAAATATTTGTACCTTGTGGCACGGATCTACTACTAAAAGTAACATCTTCTAACTCTACTACCGTCAAACTAGCCCAATCGACATAATTATCTGTAGTCTGTATTTCTAGACTAGGATTAAAAAAGGTCAGTATTTGTTCTAAAATTTGTAACTTTTGATCTGTGCTAGTACTCCATATATCTACTTTAACTGTAAGTGTAAAAGGAGTAGGCATTGGTCGTTCAATTGTAAAACTTTGCCCTGGACTACTATTATATTGATTTGTGTCAGTGTCTATATCGCGTTCTCTAATATTAATTTTTCCTACAAAAGAAGCATCTGACAATCTACTTCGATCTAAATCTAAATCAGAAATATATACAGCAATCCTTGGAGCACTAGATAACGTGTTTTCGCTGTTTTGATTTACAATATGAGCTGCCTGTCTATCAGCATCACCATACATTACAGGTACTCTCACAATAGTACCATCACTATACTTAACAGTAAAATTACTTAATAATCTAATTATTTGTAGAAGATATCGTCTTACTTGTCCATCGTAAAAATGCAACATTATAAATCTGCCTTAGGTCTAAGTGCTTTAGATAAGCTTTGGCGCTCTGGAACTACGCCATTTTCAGGCAATCCGTCGCCTAACAAGTACCCGTTGTATCCTGAACGAATAGGTCGCTCGTGTATTCTACTAGAATCCAAAACCGTTGAACTAGCGTCCTCGTCAGTGATATCTGCTGTAGTAAGAGAAGGTTTGCCATCTTCATCTGTAGCCAATGTATAATACGATCTAGTATCGTAACCGCTCTTAGGAGCATCTGCTTCTGCTTGAGCAATAATAGCATCGTTAATTTCTATATTTTTATTAAATGTACTTAATAATTCTTGTAAAGTATTTCCGCTATAGACACTAAAATAACTAACATTAGTAGGATCGTTTCCTGTTGTTGAATTTGTTACAGTATAAAGAACTCCTTGATACCTTACTATTTCCCCAGCGTTATATGTCCTATCAGGATCATAATCTCCAGCATAGTTTGCGTCTTGATCTGTAGGACGTTTAAGTATATCTGCATACTGTTGCGTGTCAGAAATTTTCTTTAATTTTAATCTATAAAGGTGTGGCCACCAGGTCATACTAAACCCTTCAGCTGCTCGATTTACATCCTCGACGACAAAAAATCTAGGCATTGCTTTATCGTAATTGTTTAAAGCAAATTGATCTTTTAAATGAGGAAGTTCTAAAACATCTCCTGCTATGGGTTTTCTTCCTGTAATAGTTACAAAATCGTTTATATGAACAGTCATATAAACCATGTCGTTATCTAAAAACAATCCAAATTGACTCAGGTTAAAATCTAAATCTTGTACTTGATAATGCCCACGTATTCTGTAAATGTCTTCGCTATACTTTCTGTCACGATTTTCTAAAAATAGAAGATCCTGTATATTTGTTTCTTTTATAACATCGTAGTGCGGCTGATCTGCTGTAGCCTGATCTACAGGAGTATTTTGCGGCCCTAGATATTTGTGTAAGTACACATCCGTACCGCCAACAGTAAACATTTCTCTTATTTGGCGGTCTATAAACTTATAATCGTGCCCTTTTTCAGGGCGGAATAGTGATATACGTGGCATAGTACAATATTTAGCGATAAATACTACGGGAGATACGAATGCCAGCTAATGAAATAGGAAGCACTAATCCACAAGAAGTAAAACAAAAAGTATACGATTACTGTCGTGTTATGTTAGGCGATGGTATGATAGACGTGGAATTAGACCCAATACACTACGAAACTGCTTTAGAAAAAGCTTTAACTAAATTTAGGCAACGTAGTCCTAATAGTGTAGAAGAAAGTTATGTATTTTTAACTCTAGAAAAAGACAAAAATGATTACGTCTTGCCCCAGGAAATTGTAAATGTTCAAAGTGTTTTTAGAAGAACTCTAGGATCTAGAACAGGGGGAGGTACAGGTACAAATTTTGAGCCTTTTAATCTAGCATACACTAATACATATCTACTTAACAGTACAATGTTAGGTGGAATAAGCACTTATTTTTTGTTTGCAGGGTATCAGGAAATGGTTGGTAAAATTTTTGGTAGTTATATAGAATTTCAGTGGATTCCTACTAGTAAAGTTTTAAGGATACTACAACGTCCTTTTACCGAAGGTGAAGTTATCATGATGAGATGTCAAAATTATCGTCCTGATTACACAATTATTGAAGACTATCTAGCTAAACAATGGATAAAAGATTATACTCTAGCTACATGTAAATTAATGCTAGGAGAAGCACGTAGCAAGTTTGGCGCTATTGCCGGTCCAGGCGGGTCCGGTCAACTTAATGGCGGAGATTTAAAATCTGCTGGTAAGGAAGAAATTGAAAAACTCGAAAAAGAGTTAGAAACATTAGTCGCAGGCGGCACCGGCTATACATTTATTATTGGCTAATATGAAAGTTTACGAAATTATAAGCGAAGCAAAAGAGAAGAAAATATCCAAAGCTATGAGAGCCAGTGCGCCACACGCCAAGCAATATGATACTATCGATCAATACTATGGCATGTATAGATTTGGAATAGCAATGGCAGGGTCTCCTGACAAAAAGACACCTACCGAAGGTCCAGCTAAAGACGTACCTGCTGTTTGGATGTACAGTAAAGGCGACGAAGAAATTGTCAACAAAGCCGAATCTAATCAAGGAATTTCGGGCAAAACTATAGTTAAACGTGGACCAAGTGAAGAGTTAAAGTCAGTTAACAAAGTCAGTCCTGTCCCGTCGCGTAAGACAAACAAATATGGTGTCTAATTTAGTTGACACTTTAGACAAAATAATATAAATTATAGCACTAGGAGGTGCTATGATAGTAGGATTTATAGGTTTCATTGGATCGGGCAAAGATACTGCCGCAGATTATCTCGTTAATTTCCACGGTTTTAGAAGAGACAGTTTTGCTGCTACATTGAAAGATGCTGTAGCTAATGTATTCGGCTGGGACAGAACACTGTTAGAAGGGCGTACTAAAGAAAGTAGAGAATGGCGAGAACAGCCTGATGAATGGTGGTCAGAACGTTTAGGCAAGCCAATTACTCCTCGATATATTTTACAGTACTGGGGAACAGAAGTTTGTCGTAATGGATTTCATAATGATATATGGATTGCTAGTTTAGAAAACAAGATTCGAAAAACTCACGATAATGTTGTTATCACCGATGTTAGATTTCCTAACGAAATTAAATCAATTAAAAGTGCTGGCGGAAAAGTATTCAGAATTAAACGAGGCGCTGATCCAGACTGGTATGACGATGCGTTAGCACATAATCAAGGCCCTACTAATATGCGGTGGGCATTGAGTAAAATGCACTTAAACGAAGCTAAAATACATGCCAGCGAATACAGCTGGGTAGGCAATAAACACATTGATGCCGAAATAGACAATAACGGAACTATAGACGATTTATACAAGCAACTTAGAAATCAGGTTGAAGATCGCCTTGACGCCATAGAACGCCCTCTTTATGTAGGACTCTCTGACAGTTAGCACACACTGTTTTAAGATTTACTGGACGGCTGTTAGTTAAATTGCCGTCCACATGAAAAACATTAAACTGTTCTTTGTGTTTACTCTTATATCCACATTTGTCACAAATTAATTTTTGCCTGTAGCCGTCCTTGTACCACTT